CTTAACAGGATTTGCACATTGAATAAGGGCTTCGGCGATCTCTCCCGAGGCGCCGCCCTTCGTGATATACCCAGCACAGTATTTGGTTTTATCGCTGCCAGGTGTCCACTTCTTTGCAGTTCCATCGGAATGGAAATAAATGGGTTCCCCTGCAACTAAAGTAGCACTCAGCACTACTGGGCTTCGACCTATCACACATACTTGGGCTTCCTGACCGAGTTCCGGCGCATTGAGCAGTACCCCCACCGGGATATCGGTATTAGCAGCAAATATGACTACTGTGCGATCCGCGCTCAGCTTTACGCCATAATACTGCTTGGCCGATAGGTTGCCTCCAGCTATGAAGCTCTCAGTCCAGATGCTTTTCTCATTTGGCATTATCGTGCCTCCTTACTCGTTTTCTATTAGGGAATCGACCTCTATTCGGTTTCTCTCTGATCGATCCGATCTTGCTCACGAAGATCCGGGAACGTCTTCATGACAACCTTGTGAGCTTGCGCCCGGGTAACATTGGGATTGGCCTTCATATATTCGGTCAGCTTGGCCTCATAATCAGCGGTTTTCGCTCCAGGGCGAGAGGATCCCAGCACCTTCCCTGCAGCCTCCCCGGCCTTTTGCAGGTCCTGGAAGGTTTGCAAGAGACTGTCAGCCTTGGGCTTGCCGGCGATCTCTTCCAGTTCCGCTAGCTCTACCGCCATGGCCTCGGGTGTCTTATTAGGCGCTGCGGTAAACAGACGAGTCTGTTCGAGATAGCGATGAACACGCTCATTATGTTCAAGCTTGCCAATCCGCTCTGTAGCTTTCTGCAGATCGGTTTTCGTCTTTTGGTACTGCTCCATGGGCGCAGCCCCCGCCTTCAACTTCTCAATAGCTGCCAGGACATCATCCACCGTAGAATCCTCTGTTAAGCCAAGAGCTTGCGCTATGGCTAACAGGGCAGCAGCCATCTCGCCACCAGCCGGCGGCGGTGTACCTTCAGGCGGTACCCCAGGCGGCGCCTGCATGAGCTTCTTCATGTCTTTGATAGACTTCTCCATGTCTTTGCCCTCCTTTGATATGATTGGGGGTGTTTCGTGCTGTCTTTTCTTGGTAATCTGGTCAAACAAGCCCCGGAGATTCTGCATTAACCCTCTGAACACAGGCGCCCCTCTCATGCCCTTGATCACGTCAGCCATCTTCTCGTTAAGAGTGGTAAATTCGGCCTCGAGTGTTTCTGAGCTAGCGAAGGACAGCACTTGCGCTTTGTCTCGTTTCCCCCCGAAAACGAGCGCTCTGTCTAATGTTGCGCCTGCAACCGCTGGCTCTTCAGCCCCCAGCAGAGCTACTGCAGTGATAGCAGAGCTAAATCCACCTAAGTTATCCTCAATCTCTACTGAGACTGTCCGATACATACCAAGCTCGATTAGCTCTGCAACCGCATCCGGGACACGCTCAAATGAAGCAATAAGCATATTGCCTCTTCGTTCAAGCGTGACCATTCGGCCAATGGAGATCTGGCCCTTGCCTTGATCCCCAATTACCAATTCAACGGGTATACCTAGCTTTTCAGCTAGCTTTCGATTGAATGAATCAGGCGTATGTCCCGCTTTTACAGGAACAATGCCTGGAACGCCCGCGCCAAAGGCTTCCACCAGTACATCCAGGTCTTTTCCGGTCCACTCCCGGATTTTCCCCGAAGAATCTGTCCAGGTGCCAGTTTCAAAGATTCTTACTCCGGTGACATGGCGCATCTTGGGCGCTGCATAAGCCTTGATCCATCCGATACGGGAAAACTCCCATCCCGCATCTTTGACCGCCTTCTTAGCGGTTTCTGCAGCCTCCTTCTCTGCTAACTGCACCGGTTTGGCTGAAGAATCCAGATATTGAGCATAAGCCTCCCGGTAGATAGCCCAGGCGTCAGCCGGCATGCTTGATTCTGAAGGCCACTTACCACTGATCTTATGTTCCAACCAGGCGCAGAAAGCTTCGGGCGAGGATTTGTCTGCGTTCTTTGCTACGCAGTCTGAAAATGAATCATAGGGCCCGAATGGACTCATAGTTCACCTCTTAGTTGCTGCATTTTCGTGTACCTCCTTTAATGATAAGGTTGATATCTTCATTTTGTCAAGAGTTCCTATTCATAGACACCCCTTTGCCAGATTCCATCTCTAAAAACTTCCAATCTACATCTACAATTTCCACGACAAGTCACCTGCGCAGCAGGAACGGTAGGAAGTGCATTCCAGCTATCGTATTCCCCAACTAGGTTGATACAGCCATGAAATCCCGCTGAATCATCGCAGTGCTCAGCCCGGGGATCCAATATCCAGCGAACCTTTTCGATTGGTAACCCTTGCGCTAATCTCTCAGACTCTCTGGCATAGCCTAATGTGCGCTGTGTTTCAAAGATCATCACCCAGGCACCCCCGGAATATTGCGGCGCCATGGATCTGGTAGACAAAAAAGCATCCTGTAGTTTACTCGAATCGAACGCTACCCCCGCTATGATTGCCGGCATAAGGCTAGCAGAGATTAGGGGGATAAGATTCTGCGTAATCATGCGATCCCCCTCTGTCTTTTTAGTCTCTGCCAGGCGCATCAAATCCGGGAGATTCCGCTTATTGCCGGCTGAGGCATTCTTAGCAATATCGATGCCCCGGGTATAGATCTGAATCATTTGACGCTCGAAAGCTCGAAGTGCTTGCTCAAGGACTCTTTGCTGATCAGCGATGGTTGCTCCGCCCTTCGCCATCTTATTAAGAACTCGTCTAGTCTGGGCGCTCCATTCATCATAAGCTCGACTAATCCGGCGTGTTTGCCGGTTAGTTAACTGCTCCCAGGATCCAGATCCTTGTCGTTGCTTGATTCCAGCTTTTCTCATTTCAGATCAAACAGCCCCGGGATTCCTGGCTTTTCGATCTCTCTTGCCTGTCCCCTTTCTTCATCTGGCAAGGCGGGCCAGTCTAACATTTCCCGGACATGATCTTCATCGATGTCGGTTGGCGTGAAGAGCTTGGCGCCGGTGGCACTGTTAAGCGTGTCTACTATGTTCTTAACATCGATCTTCCCCGGCGGCGCCCATGTGAGTTGAGGATAATCCGTCATTCCCTCGAAGCGATTGAAAGCGAACAGATAAGGGACAAGCTGCTGATTCCAGGCTTCGAGAGTGCTACGCTGCACAGCCCCCAGGGAGAGGTTGAAGAAGTCCTGGGATCCCTGGACTAGAGCTTGTGTCCCTACCTTCTCCATGCCCAGCATTAGGAACTGAGCATACATGCGCATCAGAATCTCTTTTTTCTTCCGGTCTATTACCTCACCGATGTTGAACATCTTCTGGCCGGCGCCATAGGGCTTAACCTCTACGCCCGGGGGAGTGATCAAGAATTCGTTTTCATCCCGGCGCATGCCTTTCAACGCATCTTCTAATTTAGTAAGCGCAGCATCGCTGACTAGGCCTTCTTCTGGTAAGCTAGCAACAGGCATTCCCCCTACATCTCGCTCAATGCCAATGCCTTCGAACACTTCAAGGTCCCGAAGCATCCTGTAGGGCCAGTGCAGCGATAGTAAAACCGAATGCCCCTCTGGATTGCCCTTTCGTCCGCGGAAGGTTACATGCACGCACTTCGCTAGAGGGATGGGAATCTCAATGTTTAAGTTAGGATCTCGCTGAACCATCTTCAGGACTTCATCCCTGGGCTCGTTATTAAACTCCCATCTGGAAAGCGTATCTTGTCCCCGGGGATCAATGTTCTTTAGCCAGTGTCTACCATCCCCTCTCTTTTCCAGCACGATCTCCCCCAGCGCCCAGCCGAATTCAATCGATGAAAGCATATCTTCTGTATGAGATGCCCAGGTTTGTCTGTGCATCCTGTTAATGCAATCCAACAGCCAGTCTGCAGCAGCAATATCGCCCGGTGTCTGCGCTTCTGCTGGTTCGGTAGAGACTTTCGCTTCCAATAGAGGCAGTTTCACCGCATCCAGAACGGTTGCGATGATGTAGTAATCCCGCATTTCGATGAATTGCTTGCATGCTCTATCCCATGATCGAAATTCCTTGCGCCATTCTTCCTCTATGCGCCCTGCTCGATGTTTAAGTCCCCTGACCCCTATACCACTGGCCCCC